TTAGAAGGAAATATCGTCGTCTATATCGCTAAACTCAATATGGGGCTCAACGTATGGCCCATTGCTTGAAGACGGAGGATTGGATCTTTTGAATGGACGGTGCTTAAGCGTTTCAACGAGTTCGGCCAACCGTTGCGGCTGCGCTTTACCATCCAGTATTTCCGAAGCAATTAATCGGCTTTCGGGATTAAAAAATCCAACTGGCACAACCTTAATCTTGATTTGACCCTCTTGATTTTCATACGCCGACGTGTCCAACAGCACGCCGATCTTTTTATGCATTAAGCCTTTAAATACTTGAGTCGGCTTATCGACGTTGTCCCATGTTTTAATAAAGTCTGGCGTCAGTTGAATGTGGTCGAGACCCAAACACACCATCAGCGCATTGAGTTGCAGGTGACCATAGAGTTCTTTACCCTCCGCACTCCGCGTCCAAAGTGAAAAATACTCTTTCTGTTTGGCTTCTGTCTCAAACGTCAATCTAATGCCCTGCGTGCTTTTTAGAGCGCTCTTGACCGCTTCAGCACACGTGAATACTCCAATATATTCTCCAGGCTGGGTAATGCGTGTACTGTTCTGGTCAGCAAGCCGAGCAGCAAGGGTATCTAAGCTATACATAGCGTTCCTTATTGAATTCAGTCTTAAAATTGGGGGGTGGGGGTCAAGATTTTGGGCGCGTTGTGTTCTCTTCAAAAAGGTATGAAGAGTGCTCACACTGCCTCATTTTGGGTCATGCTCTCACCCACTTGCGCTCGCTTTTCTAAACACAGTCGCATCTGTTCGACTTCTGTTTCAAATTGAAGCAAAGCAGGCAATAACTGGGTTTGGATATAGGCGTCATCACGCTCAATGCGCTGATAAAAAAGGCGCAAGCGCTCGTTCAAACGCGGATCATATGAAACAAAGGTCCACCATGAACGCCCTGTCACCCACATACACCCCTGAATTTGTGGCATGTGCTCGTCTGGCATACCATTGAGCCAAGTGTGAATATGCACCGCCTCATCCATCGGACATTTGCTTTCGTAGCCGCCCTCCTGTCCGATCAAACCATCGGGTGAGCACCCAATAAATGGATAATCTGGATGCACAATAAATTCTGACGGTTCAACCAGATAACCGGTTTCAAGCTCATAAGCCTCGCGAGCAAAAGCCTCCGCTTCAGTCCCCCATTTGAGAGACGGGCCGTTGATCTCATGCCGCGGCACCCCTGCTAAACGCTCAAATACCATTTCTCTCATATATTTATCGCGGGCGGCCGTCGGTTTACCATCGCGCTTGACGGCTATCACGTCTTTAAAGCGAGAGGCCGTTAACTTACCTGCACGGGCAAACCGCCATGCATCACTACGCTGTTCAATCAAGTCACTCATGGCCATCCCCTTCGGGAAGGGTCAGAGGTGCATTGCTCTTAGCCATTTCTTTGAGCCGTTCTAATTCTTGGGTACCAATTGCTTTGCGGTCTTCAAGCGTCAGCGTTTCACCGCCCTCCAGTGCACACTTACCCGACCAGCAAGCGGCCAATGCTTCGTAGCCGCCTGTGCGCGCAACTTCTTCCAAACTTTCAATTAGATAAACGTGCTGTTCAGTGCGTTGGGGGAGTAAGGCGGTGTTGGAGACAATCTCTGCTGGAGAGACATAGCGCGATGCGCCCCCCTTTTCAACGGGACTATCCATCACCTCTTCCGCAATCGGCATTCCTCTTAGTACGTCAGGAAACACATCCCGCAGCGCAAAAGCACGGGCTCGCATCTGCATCATGCGCTGCGGGTAATGCGTCCAAGGACCTACCTTGCTCAATAGCCCTGCTTGCTTGGCGTCCGCTTCCGAAAAACTCCGCATTTGCTCAGCTTCGCCGACCCGCTTAACACGGCAAGTTGCTACCTGATTGGAAAATGACTCATTGACGTATTCGCACAGTGGAGACGCGCGCACGAGTGCAATCACGGCATCCCCCCATAGCGAGGGCCTGCCGTTAATCACCGCGATATTCTGCATCGCTTGCATCGGCTTTAAGCCAAGCTCCATGCCCCATTGAATCGCCACCAGAATATTACCGGGCTTGCCAATAAATTCCTTTGGCACAATCGAAGAGCTCGCCATCAACTCGGCAAATTTCATCACTTCATCTAGCGATCTCGGCGTGAGATCGAAGGTCTGTTTTTCGACTAATGCGCTCATACATAACTCCAATCGATAAAGATAACGAGGGTGCCAGTCACAAAGGCGGCTATAGCCGCAAGGGTTGTGCTGGCTTTGATGAGAACTTCGATGCGATTTGCCCGTATCGCCGCGCGTAGCAACGCGTTGTCAGAGCGTTTCATGCGGCAGCCTCTTGTAAAGAGTTATTGGTCTGCAAACGCCGTTGCGCGAATTCGATCCACTGTTGATACTCCTGAGTAACAGCTTCATCGCCATACTGTTGAGCGACATTTTTAAGGAACGCTTCGGGTGTACCGCAAAAAGGTTTATGCTTCACTTCAATCCCGCCGCTACGTGTGCGATAAACGAGAAAAGCAATGTCATGAAAAGGAAAAAAATCAATAAAATCTTGATCACTCGATACTCTCGCAGTGCCGGATAAGTGCGTGCGGCCTGATACTTTTACCTGACCGAATACTTGGGCTTCATCGGATACACAGGCGTGGCCCGATATCCACGCTTTGCCTGATACCCGGGCCTCGTCGGATACACACGCTTGCTCCCATAATCGGGCCTTACCTGATACACAGGCGTGGCCCGATATGTGTGCATTGCCTGCTATGTGAGCATCGCCCGATACTTGCCCTTTACCGGATACACAGGCATTGCCCGATACCCACGCTTTGCCCAATACTTGCGCACTCTCTAATACTTGTGCATTTTCAGATACCCAGGCTTGCTCTAATATTTTGGCGTTACCTAATATTCGGGCGTCACCCGATACACAGGCCTCACCTGATACACAGGCATAGCCCAATATATACGCATTGCCTAATACCTCTGCCTTACCGAATACTTGGGCTTTATCTAATACCCTCGCACTTTCGTATACCCAGCAAGAACCTAAGTGACTTAAGTTTTCCTCTTGCTCGATATACCCCCCAAGATCGCCTGCCTTGACCCTTCCAAAATTAATCAAGGCTCGGATTCGGAAGAGTCTATGGCCTGACTCCTCGATAAAATCATCAAGGACTAACTCATATTTCTTTGGCTCTATAAATGTTCCTGACATAACGTTCTCCTTTACGAAGGTTAGAATCGATGGCGTTTTTGGATCGCTTTAGCTTTCGTACAAAGGCAAATATCGTGCGTACTCTGCCGCTCTTTGCAGCGCCTCATCTGTCTGCGCTTGCAAAAGGCGATCGTAGGTTTCAGCAAGCAAGAGGGTGGTCCGCCCCTGGGCCGCATCGCGTAGCGCTTGCTTTTTAACCTCATCGGGTAGATCCACTATGGCTTCTAGTAGATCTTCTAAAATCATTTTTTCTTCAACTGCGTTAGCCAGCGCGCAATAATCCTCGTCGGCAGCTTCTGATCGAGCCTGTAATCGGTCGTAGTGGGCTTCGACCTTATGCATCAGTTCGCTCACGCTCATGCCACGCTCCATGGGTCGTATTCGCCCTCGTTTGCAGCTTTTCTGGTATAAACGTCGAAAAGAAAGTCTTGTGCTAGAATTTGGAGACAGGAGATATTTACTATGGCAGCAGTTGCATTCGATACACTTAAATTCGTCAACAAGCTTGAAGCGGTTGGCGTTTCGCGTCCGCAAGCAGTCGCGGAAGCCGAAGTTTTATCTGAAATCTTTGATTTGAATTTGCGCGAACTGGCAACCAAAGAAGACGTAAACCGTGAAATTAATAGCCTGCGCCATGATATGGAAAAAATGTTCATTGGCCTGAAAGCTGAAATTTCGATGCTGAAATGGGGCTTAGGTGCAATTATTGGCGGAGTGCTCGCGCTTGTTGCAAGAGCATTCTTTTGATTGTCTTCTGAGTAAGCTCTTTCGCTAATGTTCGCCTGAATATCAGCCGCTTTAACTCCAAATATGACTACACCTGCTGCTTTTGGCCTTGTAATGATGACCATAGGCATGTGGTTTATAGGCCAATATTTGAGCAAAAAAGACTTTAATAAATTTTGCCTGTCTGTTCTTGCCGTATTGATCGGTAATTGTCTGTTCAACCTTTTTTCAGGTTGAATGAAGGCGAATTTATTTTCCATAGCGCTCTGGCATACAGCAATCACATCGATGGTTTCATCATTCATGCTGTCGCTCCTTGAGCAAACTGCTTTTGAATCCACGTCAACCCTTTTCCAGTGATCAGGGTGCGTGCATAGATATGGTTTTCGCCTCTCGGATTTTCATACTGCCGCTCAATCACGCGAAAGCGCCCAGCTTCAATTTGCTCTTGATACGGTAAATTGTTCGGCATCAATAAACGGCGCTCGCGCAACCAGGAAAAAAGTCTGTTAGGTCCTGTGCCAATTGCCTTAGCTACTTCTTGCACGGTTTGAGCATTGATCGCTTTTCCAACGTGATCATAAAAATCCGCTTTAGGTTTTAATTCTTCCACCTGGCTTCGCAGCACCCCGACTTCTTCGGTATACGTCAGTAGTGCTGTGCGTAGCTGTTTTGGATCACTAAGCAAACTGTGCAAATCTATTGCAGGTGAATGAGTGCGGCGCTCGCATTCAATAAAATACTGTCTGGCCTGCTTGCCTTTTTCGTTGCGCTCGACCATCGATAATTCCTTCGCCATATCGAGAGTTAAGGCATATTCTTTTGAAGGACGGCCCCCAGTACTTTTGCTCAAAAATGCGCAGAAGTCTTTTCCCTCTTCAAATTCAAACTCTGCAATTCGACGAGTAACCCAATCTTTAAAAGATGTTGCAACCTCCAAAAAAACGTGCAAGTCACGTGCGCAGACAGTTGGCACAGAGGCCGTTTGTATCTTTGTAGGTCTAATAGGCATCAACCTTTCCATTCAATATTCCTCTTTCAGTTTCCGTCGATTTGTTCAGAATTTTGGTTAGCTCCAGGCCCTTCTCGTTGTGATATGCAAGGGCATGGATACCACTCAAAAAACACTTAAGAAATATTCAAACGCAAATTAATAATACTTAAGTGTTTAAATGATGTCAACAATAGTGTTATATTTTTTAAAAACTTTAGTGGATTGGATGGAAGAATTGCGAATTTTTTATCGATTCCTATGTTTGGGACCTAGCCGGATTCTCCGTATCCCAAGGCTTTACACGTTTGAATTCATTTTTAATAGAGCCGTAAGCGCCGACGCAAGCGCTAGAGAAATCAGATCACTACGGCCACTATATAACCCCGTAGCTTCGATACAATACCGCCCGTTATAGTCGGCCCAGACAGAAATCCATGAATTGGCTTCCGGCCGTTCTTCTTTTTGCTCGCGTTCTGCATACTGTCGGAAAGAAATGACGTTGCTCATAGTGCTCCAGTATCGAAATTTACAAGAGGTATTGCTTACGACTTATCATTGGTAGCTTACTTATAGTGGCATTACTTCAATGCTCTAGAAGCACAAATGCCCTCGATCATGATTTATGGGCAGCAGGGTGAAAATGGCTCGCGATAACAGGCCCTTCTCTGATATAGAATTGGGGTATGCACTTCTAATTAAGTAGAGGTAAAGGCATGTACGCTAAGGAGCGCTATCTGATGCAAATATCTCTGGAAACTTTTTTAAAAGTCAAAAAGAAGCCGAGGCAGAGAAGGATAAAGAAATATATCGGTATAAGAATAATGCCAGCATGCCTGTTCATGAGTTTTTTCCAGTAGGCATAACTAGACAGACGGTGAAAGAGGCTTATCTGATAACGCTGCAGAAAATATCGCCACTTTTTATGCATCAAAACACTGCTATCAACAGAGTGAATATTCATTCCTTTATATCCCCTTGATTTGAAATATTTATTTTGCGCTTGCTATCAAAGATGGTCTCTAAGATTCTTTTAAGCTTTATAACCCAAAAGCAGATCCCACAAAAAAAGCAATAGTATTTTTACGAAATTGACTAGACGGATCATGAACTTAAGGTTTTGTTGTACCGGGACTTCCTCGATCTCCAAATAACAGATTTAGATGCTAGTATGTCCGGCGTGAGTTTTCTCAACAAGACCGATAATGCCTTTTTGTTATTAGTGATTTAGCTGAAATTAGCACTACGTATCTTTAAGTGAGTGGTCTTTTATGAAAAAAGTTAATCAGTGGAAAGATATTAAGCAGAAGTGGTTGGATTGTTTTCAGGAGGTGATGAAACACAGATCAGTTAGCGCCGCAGCTAACTATATGAACACGGTTCCGGCAGTGGTGTCTGAGCAAATCCAGCTTCTTGAAAAAGGACTTGGCACGATTTTGTTTGAGCGTTGCGGCCCAAAAGGTATGAAGCCGACTGAGGCGTCTGAGATCGTGCTTAAATATTATTGGGAATCTCATGCGCTGAGAGATCGTATGGAAACCAGTTTGCAGGAATTGGGTGGTATGAAACGTGGCAGTATCAGTATTGCTACGTTCGCTACCTATATTGATGCACTTATGGAAGATGTCATTAACGATTTTTACCATGAACACCCTACTTGTACTATTGGCCTTCAAGAAATAGATAGCACCCCTCAAATAATCGCTAAAGTACTCGAAGATAAGGCTCATATAGGGATCATACATAGCCATTATCCCGATAATTCAGATATTCGTTGCCATGCACATGCGCCTTTACCCATAAATATACTTGTAAATAACGCCCATCCACTTGCTAAAAAAAGAAAAGGAGTTTTGTCAGATATAGCTGTTTATCCGATTGTGCAACCTCCGTCTCATTACAACATACAAAAAATAATTCAAAAGCTAGAGCATTCAGAAAAAATTAAACTGATTCCAGCTTTTACTAGTGATTCCATTTCCGCAAGAAAAAAAGCCGCGATTGCCGGCCATGGCGGAGTGCTTATATCATCTTTTGCAGCGCGCCACGAAATTCAAGCGAATCTACTCGTGCCATTTGAAATAGATCATCCAGCTTTCACCTCTATGGAAGCCTGTTTAATTGTTCGGCGAGGCAGGCCTCTTTCTCCAGCCGCGAATCAACTGCTAAATTTAATTGCAACAAAATTCTCGATTTTTCAACAGAATCAACCTAATCTTAAACCAAAAGAAGGCTGCGATTTTTTAGGTTCTAGAGCATTTTCCAATATGTAACTTGAAAATCACACACTGAAAAATATTTTAGGAGAAGCTGCATGAATGATAAGACGCGAATTGTCATCAATCGTCGCCAAGCAATCAAAAAAATAGCGCTTTCCGCTGCTGTTATTTCTAGTCCATTCGTTTGGACGCCTTCCCGATCGGCTTTAAGAGAAATTGTGGTCCGAGATTCAGGCGGAATCTTCTCTGAAGTATATACAGAGGTGCTTTACAAGCCCTTTATGAAAGCAACTGGTATTAAAGTTGTTAGTGTTACGTCTCCACCAGAGCCGACTGCACAAATTAGAATGATGGTTGAATCCAAGCGACCATTATGGGATATTGCGGCAATTAGCCATAGAGCCGTTCAGTCTCTAACAACAAGTGGAATTTTTTTAGAACCGCATAGACTTGAGGATGATCACATTATTTCTTCGATTCCAAAAGAGTTTATGTCTCACTACGGTATTGGGTCTGACCTGCTCCCCGTAATTAGCTACATATCTGAGTAGAATCCGAGGGTTTAAATTGATATATAGCCGCAAACTCAGTAGGCGTGTTATACGCAAGGGCACTATGGGGGCGAGCAGAATTGTAATCTTGCCGCCAACCCTCAATAAGAGTACGTGCCTCATGCAAACTCAAGAACCAATGGTCATTGAGACACTCATCTCGAAAGCGCCCATTAAAGCTCTCGATATATGCATTCTGGGTTGGTTTTCCAGGTTGTGTAAAAACTAGATTGACGCCGCGCTTATGCGCCCATGCATCGAGCATTCGGCTGGTAAACTCGGGTCCATGATCAACGCGAATCATCTTTGGCAAAGCGCGATGTTGAGCGATACGATCCAACACCCGAGTGACCCGCAGCCCAGAAATTGAGGTATCGACTTCTATGGCTAAGCTCTCCTTGGTAAAATCATCGACCACGTTCAAGCAACGTATGCGTCTGCCATTAGCCAAAGCGTCATGGACGAAATCCATAGACCACGCATGGTTCGGCTGTGCGGGTAATTGCAAAGGCACTCTTTCAGTTAAGCCAATGCGTTTGCGATGACGCTTCCTCACCGCCAAGCCAGCCTGCCTATACAATCTATACACTCGCTTAACATTGATGGCCCAGCCTTCTCGTTTCAGAAGAATATGGATGCGCCGATAGCCAAAGCGCCTCCTCTCGTTAGCCAATACGCTTATGCGCTCTCTCACCTGACCATTGGAATCGCCTTTAGACTCATAACGCAGTACCGAAGTTGATAATTTGACGAGCCCACACGCTCGGCGTTCTGATAGTTGCCACTCCGCTTTTAGAACGGCTACGGCTTCTCTCCTAGCTTGTGGGCTCACCACTTTCGAGAGACTACGTCCTTCAACGCTGCATTATCCAATAAAGCTTCTGCCAATAAACGCTTCAGTTTGTTATTTTCTCCTTCCAGAGCCTTCAGGCGTTTGGCATCTGAAACTTCCATTCCCCCATATTTCGCCTTCCATTTGTAGTAGGTCGACTTAGAGAAACCATGCTGCCGGCACAGTTCTTGCACTCCTAAGCCCGCTTCTCCATCCCTTAAAAATCTTATGATTTGCTCTTCGCTAAATCTTCGCTTCATGGTCCTTCCTTATTGCTATGGACTCCATTATCTTATGAAGCTAATTTAAGGGGCAGGTCAGGTCGAACGTATATTCAACAGTGCTGGCATATCGAACTGACAAATTCAAGGGGCGCCAAGCCCCAGAATCATGGAAAGATTTATGGGATGTGGAAAATTTTCCTGGCCGTCGCACCCTGCGTAAGCATCCTTTTGATACTGTTGAAGCTGCATTAATGGCTAGTGGTGTCTCTGCTGAAAAAGTTTACCCTTGTGATCTCGATACGGCATTTGCTAGTCTAGACAGAATAAAATCTCACGTTGCCGTTTGGTGGATGTATGGACTACAGTCAGAGCAATTATTAAAAAACGGCGAAATTGATTTAGCTCTGATTTGGACTGGTCGGGTACAAGAAGTTATTAAAGCAGGCACACCGGTTTCGATTGTATGGGACCAACATATCTATAAATGCGAAAATTGGGCTATCCTAAAAGGAACTCCTAACCTTGAGATATGCCGCCAGTTTATCAAATTCGTCTCGCATCCGAAGCGGCAGGCACTTTTTGCCCCGCTCGGAGTTGGGCCAGTACAGCCTGATGCTTTTAAATATATTAATCCCAAGCAAAAAATGCTTCTTCCAACTTATCCAGCCAATTTTAACAAGGGTTTATGTACCGATGCGACATATTGGATCAAAGCTCAAAAGGAAGCTATCGAACGCTTTAATGAGTGGCAGCTAGGTTGATTTAAAATTTAAGTGCTTCTGTTTTTAGTTTGGAAAAATACAGAATTCGGGCATCAATAGAAATTTTCCCATCAGTAATCAGTAGTTCATACGAATATGGAATTCAGGTGTAACTCCCAGACATCCCTGGGGCTGGATTAAGCGTGCGATTTATACTTTTAGACTCGGTCATTTGTAATCAATGCAGTGCTGCTATTGATTACAAATGACCACCTTCAGCTTTACTTTCCCTGCCCACGTTTTCGTGTATCCCCAGATGAGTCGTGAGCTTCACTTAATATGCTATCCTTTTCGACCCCTGTGCCTATGTCCAGCTTAGGCAGTACGAAGGCAGCACAGCTTTCACGAGCTACAATGTACTCTCGGATCAAGGTTTGAGCTTTTGCCACTGCCGCTGCTGACTGACGCAGCGCTGCATCAACCTGCCACAACTCTGCCAGCGATTGACCTTCTATAAAAGTATCCTGGGCCGCTCTTTTTCCTACTCCACCTGGATAAGGCTGGCCTGTTCCCTCCGAAAGCCAGAGCGCATCCACCCCGAGCACTGCTGCAATTTTGGCAGTATGCCGACTGGACAGCCTCGCACCCGTTTCCAGATTTCCAATCGCTGATTGAGTAACTCCAACCAATCTCGCAAGTATCACTTGCGGCATTTTTTTCTGATGACGAGCCCAAGTGAGCCGTTTAGCTAGCGTTTCCATAGCACAAATGTATTATAAAATTAAAATGCTTTGGTGTTGACATATAAAATCACTCAAGTGATAATTTGGCATGGATATCAAACAAACTGTACTTAAATTGCTGGCTACTGGACTCACTCAAAATAAATTGGCTCAGCTTGTCCCGTGCTCTCAATCGATGATCTCCGCCCTGTCTCTCGGGCGGCGCGGGCATCGCTTCTCTTACAAAATCGGATCCAGATTGATCTCATTGTACGAAGAACGTTGTTGCCCGGCGTCCGCCAAAGAAATATCTAAACAGCTCTTATCAAACATAGCTGATAACTGTACCCATTCGAACTAAGATTAAAGGCTACCTAAATGCTCATAGAAATAATCACGACTGAATGGGCGTATAACTTCTGCAGCGCGCAGAGTAGGGGCACTATACCTGTCGCCAAAACTTCTGTGGATCATTCGCAAACCAAAACTCTTCGAGCAGTTTGGAAGTATGCCGAAAAAACTGCTCTTGAATGGCTTCTAAAGTTTTACCGTGAACGGGGAGCAAAACTTCTGCCGAGATTCTTTCTCGAATTCCAGAATTCATACGTTCAAAAGCTGCCTTGGCAAGGACTCTATTATTTTGCGGCTCTAAAACTAATGAGCCAAGCTTAATTTCATTTTCAGTCATATGTACTTTTCTGATGAGTTGGTGATGTTGTGAACCAAAAACGCGAAAAATGCACAGAAGAAATAAAGCTGCACTTGGGCGAAAAGCTCAAGACAGATCTAAAAGAGTTAGCTGCACTCAAAGGCCACGATTCGTTAAGCCCCTTCATCCGTCAGATTCTCCGTGAATTCATATACGGCAAGCTTAGTCCGCATCGTGATTTATTGGCAGGGACCGTTCGGGACGAATAAGGCCGCAGATCAAGAGATTGAACAGTAATAGATATTAGATAAGGGATAACTTAAAGATGAAGCGACCTGCCTTCCAATTCTACCCTGCCGATTGGCGTAAAGACTCTGCCTTACAAAGCTGTTCCGTAGCTGCTCGAGGCTTATGGATTGAGATGTTGTGCATCATGCATGAGTGCGAGCCCTACGGGCATCTTGCCATTAATGGTAAAGCGATGAATGTCGCTCAGCTTGCCCGTTTGATTGGTGAAACCGAAAAAGTGGTTAAAGGTTTGCTTAACGAACTAGAAAGCGCAGGGGTGTTTTACCGTACTGAAGAAGGGGGGATTTATTCACGCAGAATGGTTAGCGATGAGAAAATACGGGTTATCCGAGCCAACGCAGGAAGGTTGGGCGGTAATCCAAATTTGCTTAAGCAAAAAGATAACCAAAATCCAACCAAAGCCGAAACAAACTCGCAAGCAACTGACAACCAAACGACTAAGCAAAGCGACAAGCAAAGTCTAACCCCTTCATCTTCTTCTTCATCTTCACCTTCTTCTTCAAAACCTAAAGGGGATAAATCCCCTTCAACCCCTGGCGAGCGCGATGCGCCCGCTGTGGCCTTGCCGAACTGGCTAGCTTTGGCCGATTGGGAAGCTTTCGTGAAGCATCGAAAGCGCCTGAAAGCGCCGATGAGCGATGAGGCTCAAGTTCGGGTGATTGCTCAGCTTTCTCGGCTTCGTGATGACGGTCACGACCCCTCCGCTGTGATCGACCAAAGCATCGTGAGTGGCTGGAAAGGGCTGTTTGGGCTTAATCGCCGTGGGTCACCGAAGCTCAGCAAGCAGGCTGAGTTGGAGGCCAGAAATGCCGAAGCGGGGCGTCAAGCCAAGGCACTCATTTTCGGGGAAGAAGTTTATGAAATCCTGTGACTTCAACGCATTCGATGGATTGCTGCAAGCCGTCGCAGCCATGTACGGACGTGACTTGAGTTCTGGAGTCATTGCGCTCTACTGGCAAGGCTTGCAAGCCTATGACCTCGCCGCTGTACGCGAAGCCCTCAACCGGCATGTGAACAACCCCGATACGGGCCAGTTCATGCCCAAGATCGCCGATGTGCACAAGATGCTGCAAGGTTCTACGCAAGATGCGGCGTTAACTGCTTGGAGCAAAGTAGACCGAACCATGCGTGAGAAAGGCCCTTACCCAAGCATTGTTTTCGACGACCCGTTGATTCATCGCGTGCTTTCCGAAATGGGCGGCTGGGTGCAACTCAGCACAAAGCATGAAGATGACTGGCCGTTTGTACGCAACGAATTTGTGAACCGCTACCGTGGATACCGGATGCGTAGCGAAGTACCAGAGTATCCACCTGTGTTGATTGGCATCGCAGAAATGACAAATCAGCAACTTGGGCTTGAAATTGCACCACCGTTGCTCGTCGGCAATGCTGCTATGGCGCAGCGAGTCATGTGCCAAGGAACCGATCAACCGTTGCTCGAATTTACATCGCTAAACGTGAAAAATTTACCCGTGCTTTTGCAAAACGAAGCTCAACAAATCGCTGCTTAATTTTTTCCATTTCAAACAGAAAATGCTCAATGCAATTACCTTTACGATCCCAGGCCAGCCCATTGCCAAAGGTCGTGCTCGTTCGTGTCTCCGTAACGGCCATATCGCACACTACACCCCAGAAAAAACAGCACGATATGAAAACCTTGTGAAGCTTGCTGCTCAGAAAGCGATGGACGGACAAAGCCCAATCGAATCTGCCATAGCGCTGACTGTGCGAGCATTCCTACCGATTCCAGCCAGCTGGAGCCTTAAAAAGCAGCGAGCGGCAGCAATCGGCGAAGTCATGCCTACCAAACGCCCTGACCTGGATAACATCGTCAAAGCGGTTAAGGATGGCGCAAACGGCATCACCTGGAAAGATGATTCACAAGTCATCGACGTACACGCCAGCAAGCGATATGGCGCGCCCCGCGTTGAAGTCGAAGTGAGGATCAGCGAATGAAGCAAAGTACAGGTTCATGGCGGCTTATTCCCGAGTGGGTGGAGTATGAAATACAAAATTGGGTTCGCTGGTGCTGGTCTGGACCCTGGCCGCATCCTCTGCCGCCTACGCAATGTGCTTCGGCTGAGCGTTATTATCGTGCACCAAGTGATTTAGGCGAGGCCGAAACATCTCTGCCTCCACCCTACGTCCCGAATGCCGAGATTGTGCAACGTGCTTATGTGGCGATGCTGAAACAGGAGCAACATGTAATGAAGGCAGAATATATTCATCCTTGGGAGTCTGGTCGTGCTCGCTATGGCAAAGTCGGTGCCGCACGACGCCTCAAAATGTCACTCGCCACTTATGAGACGATTTTACGGAGCGGATGCCATCGCATCGAAAGGGCATTTGGATGAAATACGCGCAAGAAATTATGGACCTGATGAGTGCATTCCCTGGAAGGACATTTAGGATGCGTGAGATAGTCCAATCGGTTATAAAAAGCAATATCATTTATAGAGATCGCTCCAGAGTTAAAAAAGGGGTATGGCGTGTGCTTCAGCAATTAGAAGAAATCGATACGATTACCATCATTCAACCCGAAAAAAGTGGAACCGGCGCGGGTTATGTTTGGAAAAAATAAGAAAAGCGGGACATGAAGTCGTTGAAAAGCGGGACAGAAAGCGGGACAATGGCGGTGGAAAAATCCGCCCTTAAGATTCAGCTGCTTTTCTGAGCGCTTTTTACTGGATGTTTTCCCCCTCATTTTCAGCCTCAGGCAGCCTACAAGCTGCCTTTTTTTATGCCTGTTTGCTTTTACCTTAACGATGGCTCGGACTAGCAAATACACGATTGCTCTAGCAACAAAAATCTGTGAACGCTTGATGGTCGGCCAAAGTTTGCGCTCTATCTGTGCTCAAAAGGGAATGCCCGACCAGGGGACTGTATATCGTTGGTTAGAAAAATCTGAACCATTTCGCAAGCAATACACGCACGCGCGCGAAGTGCAAGCCGATACGCTCGCCGATGAGATTTTAGATATTGCCGATGACTCTACTCAGGATATGCAAGTCGACGAGCAAGGCCATGAACGCGTGCGCCACGAAGCCGTGCAACGTTCTAAACTCCGCGTCGATGCTCGTAAATGGCTCGCCGGTCAATTAGCGCCCAAGAAGTATGGCGACCGCATTCAGCAGAATATCAGCGGCGCACATGATGGCCCGATTGAACAAAAAATCACTATCGTCGATGAAGCCCAAGTCAAAGCCACCGTCGCCCACCTTGAGGACACCTATTGATCCCGAGGTGCTTCGGGCGGTGGCTAAGGCCAAATGTGAGCACAGTCACCTATTTTTCACTCGGTATTTCTTTAAACACCGCCAGGGCATTCCGTTTCATCTGAACTGGCACCATGCGTTGATTGCCGATACGGTGCAGAAGGTGATTGATGGCGAGCTAAAGAATGTTGTGATTAATGTGCCGCCAGGCTCTTCCAAGACCGAGCTAGTCGCCATTAACTTGATCGCACGGGGCTTAGCGCTGAATCCCAGAGCACGCTTTTTACACATTTCATACTCTGACGATCTGGCCTTACTCAATTCTGAAATGGCGCGAGAGATTATTCGTAGCGAGGAATATCAAGCGCTGTGGCCGCTCGCGATTGCTCAGGATGCTAAGAGTAAAAAACGCTGGAATGTGCTGCTCGACGGCAAGAAGGCGGGTGGCGTCTATGCGGTCTCGCTTGGAGGCCAGATTACCGGTTTTAGAGCCGGCCATATGGCCCCAGGCTGGCAAGGCGCACTCATCATTGATGATCCGCTTAAAGTCGAAGATGCGTATAGCAAAGCCGCACGCGATAAAGCGAATCGTAAACTGGTTTCGACTGTTAAAAGCCGTAAAGCCCAGCCGGATACACCGATTGTTGTGATTATGCAGCGTTTGGCCCAGGAAGATCCCACCGGCTTTATCCAAATAGGCAAAGTGCCTGGCGACTGGACTTTTGTTTCGATTCCCGCTCTGTTGGATGATGCGTATGTGGCTGCCCTGCCCTCTGGCTATCAGGACAAGATAGACACCTCACAACGCGATGAACACGGACGCTTTAGCTACTGGCCGTACAAAGAGCCATTAGGTGATTTATGCGCGCTCGAGCAAGCGGATCGCTATGTGTTCACGAGCCAGTACCAACAGCAGCCTCGCGCACTCGGGGGCGATCTCATCAAAAGTGAATGGTTTGCGTATTACGAAACACCGCCCCGCATTCGCCTGCGCAAAATGTATGCCGATACCGCACAAAAGACCGCTGAGCACAATGATTACAGCGTATTTCAGCTATGGGGCTTAGGCGAAGATAACCGGCTGTACTTGCTCGATCTCATTCGTGGCAAATGGCCTGCGCCTGAACTCAAGCGCCGTGCGATTGCCTTTTGGAATAGTCACAAGGCCTATGACCATAAGACCAGCGCACCCTTAGCGCAACTGCTCGTCGAGGATAAATCCTCAGGCACAGGCTTGATTCAAGATATTCAGGAAGATGGGCGTATCCCCGTTAAAGGCATTCCTCGTGGTACCGACAAACTCACCCGCATCATGGGCGTGCTGGCTTACATTGAGTCAGGACGCATTGCGCTACCCAAAACAGCGCCTTGGGTGAAGGACTTTATTGCCGAATGCGAGGCCTTCACGGCCAATAACACCCACGCACACGATGATCAGATTGATCCGATGATCGATGCAATTACCGATTGTTTAGCAAAAAGCTCGGATTGGTCGGGATGGACTTAGTTCGGCCTAGGCTAACCAGTTTTCCATCGTCAATCCGGAGACTCGGCTAAATTCATTGACGTTCGCTGTAACAAGTATCGCATCTACCGATAGAGCATGAGCCGCAATCAGTAAATCATTCGCACCTATGGTTTGCCCTTTTCGTTCAAGTTGGGCGCGAACTTGCCCATAGCAGTGGTCCGCGTCGGGTGAGAACGAAAGTATTTTAATCACATCAAGTAATTGGTTTACTCGCTCGGTGAGTGCTTCTGCATTTTTCTTTGCTGCACCGTAGCGCATCTCCGCTGCAACGATAATACTGGTGCATAGGGATTCTTGCGGATGCTCGGTGAGTTTTTGCGCAGCGAGTCCTTGCGGGTTTTTCAGAATATCTGAAAGGATATTGGTATCAAGCAGATACAGCGCCATCAAAGCTCCACGTCTTCGGGGGGAAGATCTACGATCTCCGGTAGCCCTTCTTGGAGCGGAGTCCAGCTTGCCAACAGCGCAGATAAAGAGCGCGGTGGCGCAAGCTCAATAATCAGCCGATTATTTTCACGGCGCATGATGGCATCAGACCCGTTTAACTCAAATTCAACAGGGATGCGCACAGCTTGATTTTTTCCATTCCTGAATAGTTTAACGTGGCGTTCTGGATAAGTATTCACCATGAGAGCCTCCTTGGCATATGTTTAAGCATATGCTAAATCACTATTTGGAGCTTGTCAAAGTTTGTATCCGGCTTTCTTAACTAAGAAGGTGGGCGCTCAGCATTCCAAGTAGTTATGAGAAGAACTTCTTTTAGGTAGGAACACCAAGCACCCAACACCGATTATACGTAATTTTACCATTTAGGTTAAATTTATTTAAAACAATGTAAATTTAAGATGCGCTCTTCCAAGAAAGTAAAACGAGCGAAACCTGCATTGACTGGCCAAGCCACGCCCACTCAAGATAGCCTCACCAATCTCGTCGCAGGCCTGATGAATAGCCGCGACAAGATGGCGTATAACCATTATGCGTTTCGCAAAACGGTCAGCCGCAGCGAACTCGCCACGATGTATCGCTCGAACTGGCTCGCTCGGAAAATCGTCGATGCCCCTGCTGAGGATATGACGCGTGAATGGTTAAGTCTTGAGACCAAAGATGAAAGCAGTAAAGACACACTAGAAGCCGCCGAAAAGCGCTTTAAGCTCGTCACGCTCCTCACGAATAATTTGAAATGGGGTCGGCTCTTCGGCGGCTCAGCGCTCTACATGAGCTTAGCGGGCGAAGATCCTGAGACACCATTAGAGATTAAACGTATCCGCAAAGGCGCACTACAGGGTTTTCTCGTTCTGGACCAACACCAACTCACGGTAGATAAGCAACCTTGCCTGGTTGACTTAAACCGCCCTGAATATTGGCGTCCTGAGCATTATCGCGTTGCCGATACCCAGCAAATCATTCATGCCAGCCGCCTCATCTTCTCCGATGGCGCGCTGGTGCCAGTCAGTGATTTAAAACAGCAAGGCTTTTGGCACGATAGCGTACTGCAAGCCCTTTACGACGAGCTACAACGCGGCGATACGGTCGCCAGCGGCACCGCCAGCATGTTCTTTGAAATGTGCGTCGATATTTTAAAAATTGAGGGACTCACGAACAAGCTGAATAGCGATGAAGGCACACGCGAAGTCCAGAAGCGCTTTGAAGTCACCAATACGGCCAAATCTTTTAACCGGATGATGCTGCTCGATAGCGCCGATGACTATCAGCAAAAAACTATCAACTTTGGCGGAGTCAGCGAAGTCGCTACGATGTTTTTACAGCGTATTTCAGGCGCTGCGGACATTCCCGCGACACGTCTATTGGGCCAATCGCCAACCGGCATGAGCGCCACGGGGGAAAGCGATATTCGTAATTACTACGATGCGCTTAAAGCCAAGCAAGAAAACATTTTACGTCCTCAAGTCGAAAAGATTTATGACGTGATGGCGATGTCGGAACTCGGCCGTCCGCTCAAAGATTTGGTGATTGAATTTAATCCACTCTGGCAATTGTGTGAAGCGGAACGCGCCAACGCTGAAAAAATCCGCGCTGAGACCGATCAAATTTATCTGATGCAAGGGGTGATTCACGAAGCGCATAGCCTCAAACGCCTCAAAGCGAATGATACCTATGCGATTACCGATGAAGATTTAGACGAAGCGCAGGCACTCGCGCAAGAATTAGATACACCCGATGAACCTAATACTACCCGCCCTGATCAAGGCACACCTCAAACACACGACAAAACGCCAGTCTAAGCGCCCTCGCGTACTACGATCAGCAAAACTCAACCGTCGAGCCGAAGTCGCTTACCGCAATCAGTTGTTGAGCCTGGTGAAACAGATGCATCAGCGCGTTAAAGAAGAGATTTTGCCGATCTTGAAAGAACCAGAGGACGGCTATACGCAGGATGCGTTATCAGAATCGCTGGTTCAACGGATGCAAGCCGCGTTAGAGCGTGTGTCCCGGGCCTTTCTAGCGTTGATTGCCCGAGCACACCGTTGGGCGCACCGCATGGTTGAGCAGGTCGATGAAGACAACCGCACGGCGCTGATTGGCACTATTCGCTATGCCTTTGGCATCGATATCGCCCCATTACTGAACGTTCCGACGCTCAATGCACCTTTGCAGTTGGCAATGGCAACGAATGTGCACTTAATCCAATCGATTCCACAGCGTTACTTTGAATCACTCCGCACCTCGGTTTTAACTGGCGTTCTGGAAGGACGCCGCTACACCGAGCTGGCTAAGGATATTCAGAAGCTGACCGGTGCAACCGAAAAGCGGGCACGCCTGATTGCCCGAGACCAAACCGCTAAAACGCATGCGGCGATTGCCCAAGCCCGACAAACGGCACTCGGCATCACCGAATACGAATGGCAAACCAGTGGCGATGAACGCGTGCGAGACAGTCACGCGGACAACGATGGCAAACGATTTAAATGGGAGAACCCACCCGAGTCCGGCCACCCTGGTCACGATATTGCTTGTCGCTGTGTCGCCTTACCCATTATCGACTTAACATGATTGAAATTTTAGATAGCTTGCCCTCTGAGCGAAGATACACGCCAGAGGGTTTTTTAATTGCGCCCGCCAAGCTCGCACGCTGCGGCATTCAGCCGTATCGCGCCGTCGAGTTTTCTGACGGAACCGGCGATCCGATGCGCATTCTGAATATCTATCGCCCGCCCGAAGAAGTCTTTGCGCCCGAATCTCTGGCTTCTTATGAAGACGCACCACTCACCAATGACCATCCTTCTGGTTTTTTTGTCAACGCCGATAACTGGCGGCATCTGGCGCTGGGCTTTGTGCGCAATATCCGGCAGCAAGAGGGTTATGTCGTCGGTGATTTAGTGGTGCAGGACAAAAGCACCATTGCCCTGATTGAAAGCGGCAAGGTGGGGCTCTCCGCAGGCTATCAATCTCAAAAAGATATGACGCCTGGCATCACGCCCGATGGGCAGCCCTATGACGGCATTCAAAGAAATATTCGCGTCAACCATATCGCACTCACACGCACCCCTCGTTGCGGTCCCACTTGCCGCATTGAAGATTCTAACTCTTATGGAGAACCCCTTATGTCTGACACACCTGATCAAACTCATGAAACCACTGCGGCTCAGCCACAGGACACCCCGACGCCCTGCCATGACTGCGGTGAGATACAAAATCAAATGGACACGCTGACTGAAACGATTCAAAAGCTTGAAGCGGAAAACCAGACACTCCGCCAAAAGGAAGTGACGCCGGCAGTACGCGATGCCTGGATTGCCGATTGGGCTGAAACGGTGACTGATGCTAAGCAGTTAATGCCCACGATCACGACGACCGATAAAAGTTGTCATGCGATTCGGCACGAAGTGGTTAAGCAGCTGTATCCGAAGCACAAACCCGTGGTCGATGCGCTGTTAGCCGGACACACCCTCGATAGTGCCGACGAGGCCATGATTCAACGGGCTTTTAAGGTGTTAAGCGCTCTGCCTCAAAGCACCCCACGCCGAGATCCTGTTATGGACGCACTGAACACGCAAATGAACACCGATAGCACGCCGTTAGATTCAAAAGCCGCCCGCACGAAATACATCCAAGGGCTAGAAACCACCCACACCGCTTAACTTTTTTATTCCATCAGGAGTTTTTTATGTCGATTCAATTATCCGAGTATGGCGATACGCAGCTTGACCGTGGTATCCCTGGACTCGAGGCCGATAATGGCCCCAACAGTATTGTGAACCGCCGTAATGCCAGTACCACTGAGATTGACTTTGGTTTAGCCGTTGCCGCAGGCGCTGACGCAGATACTGCGGTGTTGCCTTTTACAGGTTGCCGCATCATCGGTTTAAGCGTGCGCCACGCTACGATGCAAGCGGATAAAAGCGGTAACGTCAGCTATGCGCCCAAAGCCACCATACCCGTCATGGAAATTGGAAGGCTATGGGCGATCCCCAAAGATCCTGTCAGTCCAGGTGACGCGGTGACGACCGATGCGACTGGCGCACTCTCTACGGGCGGCACGATTCCAGTGCCTGGCGCTCTATGGGAAACCCCAGCCGCGGCCGGATCAATTGCGCGCGTGCGGATTAACCTCCTCCCCTCTATGCCCGCCGCCTCCAGTACGTCTAAAAAGACGACATCAACCCAGGTTGAATAAGCCTTCCATTCACTTTTTTTTACAACACTATGTCGAATACCAATACACACTTGGCCTATGCCCTTGGCCGCACCTCTCTTTTCCAAGACACTAGCTTTTTCCAAGATTCGTCTCAAGCGCTGGCTTTCTTAACCGGACAACTGGAATCCGTTGAAACCCAAATCTATCAAAAAAAGCGCGCCCCTCTAGATTATGAAGCGCTGCTACCGATCTCCACTTCTGCCGGTCAATGGGCCACCTCAATTACCTATCGCATGAAGGATTTTGCCGGTCAAGGCAAACGTCATAGCGGCAAAGGGGGCGATATTCCACGCGTCGATGTTTGGTACAGCGAAAAAACCATCCCGGTTGTCTCCGCCGCGATTGGCTATTCCTATACCTTTGACGAACTCCGCAAAGCCGCCAAATTGAATCTTGCCTTGGATCAAGATCGGGCGGAAACCGCTTTCTATGCGTATCGCGCCCACTTAAATCAAGTCGGCCTGTTTGGTGAGGAAGAACTCACGGGCTTATTCAATTCGCCTGTTGTCCCGCAAGCGCAAGCCGGTACCGGAACTTGGTCTACCGCCACACCTGAGCAGATTTTAAAAGATATTAACGATGCCATTTCCCAGGTTTGGATTCAGACCCGACGCAATAGCACCGCCAATACAATCATTTTGCCTGGCTCTCACTATTCTCTTCTTGCCAGCACGCCGCGCAGCAAGGGATCCGATAAAACCCTTTTGCAGTACGTGCGCGAGAATAATATAGCCAAAGCCGAAAGGAATATCGACATCGATTTTAGAGGCGGTCTTGATCTAGATCGGGCGGGCCAAAATCAAAGCACTCGGATGATGGTTTACGAGAAAGATAAAATCAATCTAGCCTTTCATATCCCCATGCCTCTGATGTTCCATACGCCTGAGCAACGCGGTTTAGAATTACTCGTTAACGGCGAATACAAATACTCCGGTGTCGAATTTCGCTATCCGAAATCGGCGTTGTATATCGACGGGATTTAATCGTGATCACCCCTGCTGACATTAAAGCGCGCTTTCCTGTGCTCGATGCCGTGGAGGATGCGCAGCTTCAACTGTTGATTGATGATACGCGCCCCTTCTTTAATATCGAACGCTGGGGCAAGTTTTACCCGCGGGGGGCGTGCTTGCTGGTCGCTCATTTCTGGACCCTGCAGCAGAAGTTTGATAAAGGCGAAACGGCCCCAATTCATGCTGTGACGTCTCGTAAAGCCGGCGAGGTTCAGCTTAGCTATGCCCCACCTACTGCACTCGATGCGCAAGATGCGTGGCTGGCAAGCACCAACTATGGCCAACAATACCTTGGCTTGCGCAAGCAGGTGGGCTTTGGTGCGCTCGTGGTGTGACGATGGACTTTTCTAAATTCGACAAATTAATCCATCAGATTAAATCGCTCGGGCAAAAAGAAATCTGTGTCGGCGTCATTGCTCAAACCGCGCCACGTAAGGATCAAAAGGCCCGCTTCAGTAACGCTCAAATCGCTGCTGTGCATGAATTTGGCGCACCCAACAAAGGGATTCCCGCACGGCCCTTCTTAAGATCGACGTTGATTCGAAATAAGCAAGCCTATACCGATGCACTCGCCACACAGATGCGTAAGGCGGTGAGGCAGAAGCAATCGCCCGAGCAGGCCTATCAGGTGGTTGGACTCAAGGCAGCAAGCGATGTCCAGCACGAAATACGCCACGGTACCCATACGCCACTCAAAGCCACAACAATTCAGCGTAAAAAATCCAGTCAACCGCTGATCGATATCGGCCAACTGCACCAGTCGATCACCTCTATTGTGAAGGACGTCAATGAATCTTAAAGCACTCTTTGATGAAAGCGAGCTGACGCAACGCATCACCCTTTCTCGCCGCTATGGCCAGCACCATCCCGACCATGGCGAGTGGTTAGAACAGTATTACCTGCTTGAGGTCACCGCGATTGTCTATCCCGCCGGTCAGGACGATCTTTTAAAGCTTCCTGAAGGCGAGCGCTATGTACCCGCGATTCGGATTTTGAGCCAAGACCCCCTGATCGAAGGCGATATTGCGCTGCATCAAAACCATCGCTGGCGCTTAACTCAGTTGTCTAACTTCTCTCACTATGGCTACTACGACGCAACAGCAGTTCGACATGAAGGGACTGCGCAGCCTACTACGAGAGGTTTTGTCGTTACCTAGTGGCGCGGTACGACCCAGTTATCAGGCTGGACCGGCCGGCACTGAACCCTGTGTGATTGTTTCTGTGCTGACTTCGGTTGAAATCGGCACCACCCGACAAGAGTTTGATGGCGCACGTGAGATGGAGCGCTTAAGCACTGCACGGCTTACCACCGTATCGATTGAAGCCTATGGAAATAACGCCTACGCACTCATGCAAACGCTCATGACGCTGTTACAGGCCAGCTCGACGCAAACCATGATGCGCAATCGCCTCAACGCCGGTTTAGTCACCCTCTCGCCGTTACGCGATTTAACAACCATCGTTGGCGCAGGACCCGAAGAACGCGCTCAGTTTGATGCCACTTTCTCGCACTCTGATTGCGTTGAGATCGATTTAAAACGAATTGAGCATGCCTCCGTTCTGACGCGCTCAGATATTTAATTTTTTGGAGAATTTATATGGCGACTTCGCTGCCTCTTAGCGAAATTATCAATGTTCAATTGAACGTTCAACCCCTCGCCCCCAGCCGACGGGATTTTGGCGTGTTGAATCTAATGACCCCTGAAGCCGGTCAGGTGTTTAATGACGCCCATACGCTGTATGCTGAATTTGCGAATGCTAACAGCGTTGAGCAAGCCTTTGGTAGCCATAGCACCACCGCTCAGGCCGCTCGCCTATTCTTTGCTCAAACCCCACGCCCTAAACGCCTGGTGGTTTCGCGCTGGGTCCGCATCAAACGCACGTTAGCTGCAACCCAATCTAAACTCTATGGCGGACCGATGACCGCCACGTTAGAACAACTCAAAGCGATCTCTGTCGGCTATTTCTCGATTAAGGTCGGCTCCTCTCTTAAAAACTACTCCAAAATCAATCTCTCTAGTGCCAATACGCATGAAGAGATTGCAACCCTGATCACCGCTAAAACCTCCGCCGATAAACTCACCGTGCGTTGGGATAGTACAGGGCAACGCTTTATCGTCGAAGCGGATCAAGCCGGCGCAAGTCGCACATTAAGTTTAATGAACAGCGATGGCCAGCCGCTGACGGTGAGTAGCTCGCCCTCTTACCTGGGGACTCTACTCAAATTGGATAGCGCGGATGCCTATTCAGTCGCCGGCACCGATGCCGTCACCCTTGAAGCACAATCTCTCACCGAAGCGCTCTCTCAGTTGGAAGCGCGCTTTAATCATTGGTACGCGCTGAATATTCTTCACCCCTTAACTGATGTCCAAATCAAAGAGGTGGCGAATTGGGTCCTCGCTGCCGATAAAAAGATTTTGGGGATCACAACTTCGAACCCTCAGCACCTGGAACCCTGCTTTTTAAATGTATTTAAGCAGTTGGCCGATCAGAAGAATGATCGCGTCGTCGCTTTGTATGACAAAGATAATCCCCATGCAGTTTTGAGCTGGCTCGCGCGTGCTTTATCGGTGAACTTCGCGGGGAATAACACGACGATCACGATGAAGTTCAAGCAACTACCTGGCGTCACCCCGCATCCGCTCACGCTGACCGAAGCCAGTCAATGCAAAGCCTTAGGGATCAACTATTACACCTATTTCGATGAAACTGCGATGGTCGCCGAAGGGACGGTATTAGGCGGGCGCTTCTTTGATGAAGTGCACAGCCTCGATTGGTTCGTTGATGCCGTGCAAAAAGAAGTCGTCGCCACGTTACACCGCAGCCCCACCAAGATTCCGCTGACGGATGCCGGCACGCATCAGCTCTTAGCGGCCGTTGAAAGCGTCTGCCGCGAAGGCGTGCGCAATGGCGCGTTTACCGCAGGGGTGTGGCGGGGTGATCCGTTTGGGCATTTACACACCGGCGAGCGGCTTGAAGACGGCTTTTATGTCTGGGTCGATACCGTTGATCGCCTCTCCAGCAGTGACCGTGAAGCCCGTAAAGCGCCCCCGATTCAAGTAGCGCTGAAACTCGCCGGTGCGATTCATGCCGCTGACATTCTTGTGAACTTTGATCGTTAATTCCTATGAGTACTACTTTTAGTCCCCGCGAGGTCTCTGTTTTAATCAATGGCGTACGGCTCTCCGATTGGAGCGACGGCAACGATGTGATTCAGGCTAAATTGAATGCCGATGCTGGCAGCTACACGATGGGCGCGAATGGCACCGGCGTTTTTATTGCCAATCCCGATCAATCCGGCACGCTCACCCTCAAAATCAAGCAACATAGCCCAGACAATCACTATCTGGATCGCTTATTCAAGCAACAGCGCTCAACCCTTAAAACCTTCACGCCGATGACGCTCTCCATTGTGGATTTACTCAATGATGACAAAGTCAGCGGCCTCAATGGCTATTTCACCACCGCCCCCGACTATACCCGCGGCATGGGCCATAACACCACCACTTGGACCCTCGTTTTTGAGCAACTCACGATTACTTTAGAAAAAGGTTTAAAACACGCATGAACCCACATCAATTCGAACTGGATAGCATCACGTACCGCATGACGCCCGCTAACGCGATGGCCGGCTGGGCCGCCTTAAAGCAAGCCGGTAAATTACTTGAAGGGATTAAGGTGTCGCCGGAGAGTCAGGGTGAGATCGAAATCGGTACGCTCTTAGCCCATTTAGGCAGCCCGCAAGTCGCTGAGATCGAGCGCCTGATTTATGAACATACGACTGTTCAGAAGAGTCAAGATAAGCCGTTCCGGTTATTCCATCAGCTTGAAGTTCACTTTAATCAACATCGCTCGCACCTCATTCGCGTTTTGCTAGAGGGCTGTAAGGTGCAATTCGCTGATTTTTTCAAAGGGGGCGCTTGGAACAGTCTAAGCGCCCTTATGCCCACTCCGGTTCAGACCTAATCGATTGGTTTATCTGGCTGCCCATCATGCGCAAGTACTGCACATTGCACGAGTTACGCACCCTATATACGTTGTCTGACTTGGTCGAGTTTCATCAGACCATAGTGGAGTGGGACACCATTCAAGCCGAACTGGCTCAAAACACCCATGGTCGTTGATGAATTTCTCTTTAAACTCGGCTTCGTCGCGGATCTTAAGCAAGCCCAGCACTTTCGCCAAACGCTCTCCGATGTCGCCCGCACCGCTTCGATTGCTACAACCGCCGTTAGCGTACTGGCGGGTGGCCTCACCGCTTTCTTTGCCAAAGCGTTGAACGGCCTCAATACGCTGAATCAAGCCGCACGCGAAACCGGCGTCAGCGCCGAGTATCTGCAACAACTCGGCTTTGCTGCGGCGCAAAATGGTGCTTCTCTTGAAGCGGCCACCGCTTCGGTACGCGGGCTCTCTAAAGTCATCGGTGAGGCGGCCGATGGCATAGGACGTGGCGCACGCGCTTTTGAGCATTACGGCTTAAGCGCCAAAAACGCCAATGGCTCGATTAAATCCGTCACGCAGATGATGGGGGAATTGCAGGACAAAATGCAGCGCCTCTCGGATCCTCAGCGCAGCGCCTTTTTACAAAAGATGGGCATCGATGCGGCGATGGTGCAAACGCTGCGCCTATCCAAAGCTGAGTTGCACGAGTTGATGCAAGAAGCGCACGATTTAGGGATAGCGACACAAGAGCAAGCGGATAGGGCTTCTGCCTGGGGTGATGCAATGGCCCGCGTAAATTGGATATTTAAATCGTTACAGACACAAATTGCGTTGGGCCTGGCTCCTCAGTTGCTTCTCCTCGCAGATCGTTTCAAAGCTTTTTTATTACGCAATAAAGAGTTGATTCGAGATGGGCTAAGCCGGTTTATTGAGATTCTCTTGGCTATCGTACAAGCGCTGGTTCATACGGGGACTGCGATTGACAAAGTCATTCGACATACCGTCGGTTGGAAAACCGCCTTGTGGGCCTTAGTGGGCGTATTCATTTTAGTGAAACGGGCCGCCATTGCCGCTTTTATCACGAATCCCGTTATGTGGCTCGCTGCTGCCGTCGCAGGACTCATCATCTTAATCGATGACTTCATGACCCATATCCAAGGCGGTGAATCCACTTTAGGCGCGTTTTGGCGGCCCTTTATAAAAGCATTCCAGTGGGCAACCACCCTCATGCAACAAATGATCGGCCATACGCACACCTGGAAATTCGCGCTAGGGACTGTCATCACTGCGTTGGTTTGGGTCAAGCGCGCTACCCTCGCCGCTTTTTTGGCTAATCCCGTGTTTTGGATCATCACCGCCATCATCGCTTTAATCGCTCTCGTCGATGATCTATTCTCTTATCTACGAGGCGGTCCTTCAGTCATCGGCGATATCGTCGAGGCATTCAAACAGGGACTGGATACCGTAGACCAGCTTTGGCAGCGGATTCGAACTCAGGCAGAAGAATGCATTGAACGCCTCAAAGCCTTCTTCCTATCCCTATATACCTATTGCGGTAACCTGTGGGAACGCCTCGCCGATGGGATTGCACTGGCTTTTGAAGCCGCATTCACTCGCATACAACACGCCTGGGATAGCGTCTTCGGATGGATCTCGAAAGGCTGGGACAAACTGCAAGCGAGCTTTCGTTGGATCGGCGAAAAATTGAATCTGACCCAGGGGATCGATATTGCTCAAGCGGTCAACTTGGCTTCAGCTTCCGCCCATCCAGCGGCCAGCCAGGTGATTCAGCATCACGCCAATCAGGCCAACCGGACCCAGAAAAATACCGTTCATCAAGACATTAAGATCCATATTGCGTCTTCCGATCCCGTCGCAGCAGGAAAGGCGACGGCCGATGCTCTGCGTCAACAGCGCATTGCTACGCACAATAGCCACAGTGCCGCCAAGCTATGAGCATCTCGGTGCTGCATCGCCGCATTGGCACCGTCACGCTCGATGCAACGCTCGCTGAGCAACATCAGTCGGTGTTACGCATTTCTGAAAACCCGATTGAATCTGGTGCGTTGATTGCCGATCATGCGGCGCTTGAGCCCAAACAAGTTACGATCACGGGGATTGTGACCGATTACCAGCCACCGCCCGCGATTCCAACCGGCATGACGGGGTCGCTGCTGCGCCAAAGTCCAGACTTTTTTAATCAGCTCCCTTTACCGACCGAAGTCAAATCAGTCACGATGCAATCCGCCTCGCGGATACGGCGCGAACTCGGCTCTGCACACAATGTTCAGCAGAGTACCGCTACGGCTCTTCAACCAGTTCGACCTTTGGCGCCATGGCTGCCGATTGGGTCTGGAATTGATTCAACTGCCAGTAACGAGCGTGTTCAGCAGGTCTATGAAGCCTTACTGGACTTACAGAGGTCAGCCGAAACCATCGAAATTATGACTGGCGCCAGGCTCTACAGCAATATGCTGCTACAGGCGATTAGCCTAAATCAACTGCAAGAGGGCGTGGCGGAATTCACTTTGACCTGCCGAGAAATCGTGATCGTCAACACGCACGCCATCGCAGGTATCAAACGGGCTTCTGGCAGAGCGGGCAAGCAAGCGGCCTCTAAAACGCAAAAAGGCAAAGTGCAGCTCCAATCGGCAGACAAAAAGAAATCCCTGCTCAAGCATTTATTGGGCTGACATATGTATCAGATTCCGGTTGATTCCGCACCCTATCAAGAAATGACGATTGCGTTTAAAGCGCATGCGTTGCGCTTAACGCTACGCTACAACAGCCTCGTCGATTATTGGGCGCTGGATGTCTTCGATTTAAAGCGTGACCGCTATACCACTCAAGGGCAGCCGCTGGTTGTGGGTGTGCCGATTTTATGGCGCAGACCGGTTGAGTATTGCTTCATCCTCACCGACGAAAGCGGTATCGGCCTTGATCCAGTCGGCGGAGAGGATTTAGGCCAGCGCTGTTTCCTGTATATCGTTGATAAAACGCAGATTCCTCTATGAAACAATTTGGCCGACGCTATCAGTTGGCGCTGGGCAATCTACACGATGGGTTATTCATTGATGCACTGCGCGTTTCGTTTGACCTCTGTAAAACTATTGACGCTAAACCCAATCCGGCTCAGCTCTGCATTTGGAATCTGAATCGCACACATCTCAATCAGCTCTTAAGTGGCACATTTAAACGAATCGCTTTATCTGTGGGCTATGCAGAGCTGCGCTTACTGTATACCGGCGACATCCTCAAAGCCACGCTACAGCGCGATGGACTCGATTCGATTCTGGTGTTGGAGTGTGCGGATGGCGACACCGATTATCGGCATGCGCGTGTCTCGCTCACGCTCAAAGCCGGTACTTCCGATCAACAGGCGATCCAACAGCTTGCACAATCCTTGGATCAAACCCAACTCGGTACCGTGGCTCAAGGTCGGCTGAATAGTCTACCTCGTGGGCGTGTCTTTTGCGGTAATACCCGCGATGCATTGCATCAAATCGCTCAGGCCAATCAGGCTGACTGGTCGATTCAAGATGGTGAATTGCTGATGCTGCCTGCCCAGCAGGTGTTAGCGGATGAAGTTACTTTGGTTTCACAAGACACCGGCATGATCAGCGCGCCTGAAGCGAGCGAAGACGGGCTGATCGTCACCACCTTACTGAATCCCGCCATCCGCATCGGCAGCTTAGTGCGTGTGCACTCTGTCACCGAATCCTTCAATGGCGATTATAAAGTCGTCAGCGTCTCACATTGTGGCGATACCTATGGCAATGAGTGGCTCACCACAATAACGGCTGTAGGCGGGGCCTTTACGCCTATTAAGGATAAATCATGAAATGGCATACCCCTTCCCTCGATGCCGCTATTGAGGCGGGCATTACTGCCGCACTCAAAAAGCTGCATGTCGCCTTGCCAGGTCGAATTGTGAGCTTTGATCCCAGCACGCAAACCGCTTCCGTACAGCCATTGATCGAGCAGATTATACAGAATGATCAAGCCGCGCCTTTGCCGATGCTCACCGATGTGCCAGTGCACTTTCCACGCGGCGGGGCGTTTGTCATGACTTTTCCGGTGGCGCCAGGCGATGAATGCCTCATTCTCTTTGCTGAGCGTTGCATCGATGGTTGGTTTGCCAGTGGGCAATCTAGCATTCCGCTGGATTATCGCTTGCATGATCTATCCGATGGCTTTGCGTTAGTCGGATTTTCTTCTTTGCTTCGCGCTATTCCAGAGTGGATTAGCCCCCCTATAACCGGACACTATTTCACAGTTGGTTTACTAAACTTATCTGCTTCCTAAACTCACGCGGGGACCGGTACTGCAATGCGCTATGAGGGTGCTGCTCATTGTAATGTTCAAATGCAATGGCCAGGTTGTTCGCTGCAGTTATGGCATCCGGTTTGGGCATAAAGGCAATGTAATCGCGCTTCATGGTCTTCACAAAGCTCTCCGCCATGCCGTTACTTTGCGGGCTACAAATCGGGGTTGTCAAAGGTCTTAGGCCAATTTCCACGGCAAATCGGCGTGTTTGTACAGCCGTATAAGCAGAACCGTTATCGCTCAACCATTCAATTTCTTTATGAGCCTTAAGCGTCTGGCCAAAGCGATTCTCCACCGCAGCAAGCATAACATTTCGAACCACATCCCCACTATGACCGCTTGTGGTTGCAGCCCAGCTTATGGCCTCGCGATCGCAACAGTCTAAAGCGAAGGTGACGCGCAAGGGCTCACCATTGTCGCAGCGGAATTCAAATCCATCTGAACACCAGCGTTGATTGCTCTTGGAAACAGCTACCTTGCCCTCATGGCGACGTGATATCTGCGGATACTTCGGTGAGCTTGGCAAGAGCAGGCCATACCTGTGCATAACGCGGTAAACTCGTTTGGCATTGACCAAAGCTTCTCCGCTCTGCGTTCGTTTACGGCGCAGTAAGCCCCACACTCGCCGATAGCCATAACTCGGCAACTCCTTTATCACCTGCTCAATCTCAGCAACCAAATCACGGTCGTCCGTTTGCCTGGCGCGGCGCTTATCTTGCCACTGCTCACACCGATTGACTTTGACTATTAAATTCGAGCGCGCGACGCCAAGCACTTCACAGACTCGCTTCATTGGTCGTCCCCTGGCAACAAGGGCGTGCGCGCAATCCACTTTTTTGACCGGCCATACTCCACCGCTTCTCGCAAAATCTCTGCTTCTAACGTCTTTTTGCCCAGCATTCTTTGCAATTCTTGGATTTGCTTCACAGCAGCTTTTAATTCCGAAGCCGCTACCACTTCCTCTCCAGACCTCAACCCACATAAGCTGCCATTCTCGTACTGTTTGCGCCACTCGTACAGCTGATTCGGATTTGCTCCATGTTCTCGGGCCACCAGGGATACTGATTTCCCAAATTCTAGGCTCTCTCGCACCATCCTCAGTTTTTCGCTCAAGGGCCAGTGCCGACGTCCTCGATTCTTTGGCTTCCCTATCTCTTCTTCTTTCATTTCCGTCATTAACTCAGTCATATTTACCTCTAGTTTAAAGGAGGGACTGTGTCCGGTTATTTAAGGGGCCAATCCACAGAGTATGCAACGGATGCGATGATGATGCGTACCCTCGATGGCAGCGCGTATTTCAAATTGGACCAAAACGGACACATGACGATCAAAGGCGCCCAATTGACGATCCAATGCCCCGTCGTTGTTGAACAATTGTTGACCTACCAAGCGGGCTTAAGCGGTACCGGCAGCGCCGCAGGCACCACGATTAGCGGCAATATCTCACACAGCGGCGGCGAGCTGAGTTCCAATGGCGTGACGCTGCACACTCACCGGCATAGCGGCGTTGAAGCGGGCGGTGCTGTCTCAAGTGGCCCGCAATGAAAGTCAGAAGACTCGATGCTAACCATGATTGGACCTTCGGACAGGGACGCGCCAATTATGCAACCCTCGCTGAATCGGTCGCTCAGCGCGTTAAATCTCGCTTATTGTCGTTTCAGGGTGATTGGTTTTTGGATCTGGAGCACGGCCTACCTTGGCTACCTCACTTTGAGCGGCCTGCGGATTGTCGCCAGATTGAACACCGTGTGAAACACACGATTTTACATACGTACGGTGTACGCGAGCTGCTGAATTTAGAGTTGGAATGGGACGCCAGCACTCGCCGCCTAACGATCACCGCCCAGCTTAAAGATTATGGCGATCAATTGATCAACATCACGAATTAGATTCACCAAAAAGCAAAAGCCCCGAACTGTAACCAGCAGTCGGGGCTTTTTTGTTCCCGCTCTTCAAACGAGACCAAAACATATGAGAAATAAGGATAAACGATTTACTTTAAAAATACTAGGACTAGCAATGGAAACTGTGAATATTAAAACCGCTGAATTTCTTAAAGTGCTATGGCACACCGCCACGATCATATTTACCGGCATGACCCTGTGTTGCGTGCTCGACATTATTAAAACACTCTGCCTGTCTTAAAAAACATGGCTCAGCTCACCGAGCAAGGGTTCATCATTGAGCGATTGGATACCAATCTTGCTCAGCTCGATGCAGGTTTTCGCACGATTTATGGCGCGGACATCAATACCGATCCTGATAGTCCTGATGGGCAGCTCATTGGCCTCATCGCCCAAATTAAAACCGATCTAGAAGAGCTTGCTGAATCCATTTACAAAGCGCTCGATCCCGAAGCCGCCAGCGGCGTTTGGCTTGAACAGCGCGTCGCCTATGCCGGACTCACGCGCAGACAAGCACGCTATAGCTATCTGCGCAATGTGATCTTAACGGGCGAACCAAGCACAAGCATACCTGCTGGCGCAGCCCTCACCGACCCGCATCATCGCCGTTGGATTGTCGTGGCCGATACCACGCTGAATGAAAATGGCTCGGCGCACGCTGATTTAAGAAGCGAAGCACTTGGTGCATTTCCCCTGCCCGCACACACCGAACTCACCCTCGAAACGCTCTTTTTAGGCTGGCGCTCAGCTCAAAGCAGCGAAACCGCAGAAGTCGGAGAAGAGGAAGAAACCGATGCTGAGCTGCGACGCCGGTTCTTTATTAGCCGTGCAAAAGCGGCTCAAAACTCCGTCGATGGGATGATCGTTAAGTTGCTCCAACTCGCCGATGTTCGCCAAGCCGTCTGTTTAGAAAATAACACGGATCGAACCGATACGAATGGGGTACCCGCGCATAGCCTCAATATGATTGTAGAAGGCGGCTCGGATGCCGAGATTGCACAGGTGATCTTTGAGAATAAAACCGCCGGAACTGGACTACGCGGTTCAGTAGAAACGCAGATTCTCGACAACAAGGGGATGGCGCGCTCAATCCGCTTTGATCGGCCTGCGGTCATCGCTTGCGCCGCTTACCTCGAGGTGCGCCGCAATGTCCATTTTACTGCCGTCGACGTCGAGGCGATTAAAGCCACACTAACAAGAACCGCGTTCAGCATTGGCGAAACCGTACTGCTCTCGCGCCTCTATAGCCCCATCAATACCGTACAGGGGTTTTGGGTGGAAACGCTCAACATTGGCCGACACGGCCAAACGCTTACCGCCAGCAATATTGAAATCGGTGTGCGTGAGATGGCCCGCTTCGCCCCTACTGATATTGAAGTCGTCGTGCTCTAGGGACCAACGATCATGACCTATGAACCGCTTCTCATCTGGCAGTATAAAGGCAAGCCCAAAGCACGTGCTACCGCACAACTGATCGATCACTATTTTAGCGAAACCTGGCGCGGCCTCGCTGATTTACCGAATGTGCTCAACATTGAGACCGCTTCGGGCAAAAATCTCGATTTAGTCGGTCAACATGTCGGCCAATCTCGCATTTTAAAAGGGCTGGCCCCTCGCAGCTTGTTCGGCTTTGAGCGCGCCCCTGGCGCTCAAGGTCTCAGCCGGTTAGGTGTGGGGGGCGGCAAATGGTACCGCAAGGGCGATGTCATTACCGATTCCGTCGTGCTCGATGACGATGATTTTAGGTTTCTCATCAAATGCCGCATCGCCAAAAACCATATGACGGGTACCCTCCCTGACATTACACACGCGCTGGATTTTATCTTTGGCGGGCAAGCCAGTGTCTATGACCCGTGCGATATGAGTTTTACCGTCACCATTCGCAGCGATCAAATTACCGCCTTTAAACGCTATGCAATTCAGACTTTAGATATTTTGCCGCGCCCAGCAGGCGTTAACGTCAAATATGTCGTCTTAGCCAACCTCACCGCTTTCGGATTCGCCGGCTCACCTGGCGCATTCGCTTTTAACCATGGAAAATTTGCGAGGTATTTATGACCCTTTATCAACGTCCTGATGAACACGTCTTTGCTCAGGGCGCGCGCCCTGGCGAAGTTCAGCCCTTTCCCGATCTCTCTCGCGGTTGGGGCGTTGCCTTTGAGCAGACCGGCGGCATCCCACCGATGGAGTGGTTCAATTTTATCGGCAAACGCGCTGATGAAGCCATTCGCTATTTGATGCAGCGTGGCTTGCCCGAATGGTCCGAGACCGAAGACTATCCTGAAGGCAGTTATATTCAATATTCTGGTAAAACCTATCGCGCCAAAGCAGCGAATCAAGGCAAACCACCTCAAATCAGCTTAGCCGAATGGGAAGAATGGGGCCTGACGCGTGAAGCGCTCGATGCGCATTTTCACCCCAAAGACGGCGAGTTGGCTTGGCCTAAAATCACCGAAACGCCCACCACATTAAACGGATACGGAATCACAGATGCGGCTACGGCTCAAGAAGTACAAAACGAGTTCACCGCACTTCATCAGCGCTTTCATCCTAAAAACGGGCCATTGCCTTGGGCAAAAATTTCTGACAAACCCTCAACGCTCACCGGATACGGCATTACAGATGCTGCGCCCATTGCGAACCCCGCTTTCACCGGACAGCCTACCGCACCCACTCCGTCAGCTCAAGACAGGAGTACCCGGATCGCTACCACCGCTTCCACCTGGGCCACCCTTCTTAGCCTCTTCATTGGACCTGACCGACAATCCTTTCAAGGCAACGGGTTCCAGAAACTTCCAGGCGGCCTCATTCTCCAATGGGGTTTCACCTCTACCCACGGCAATGGAATGTCTAATGTGATTTTCCCTATCAAGTTTTCAACGAAATGTCTGGCCATTCATGGCACTCATCTCGGCACTGGATGTGCAACCGTCATCGAATATGTCGGGACTCGAACCAATATCGGCGCCACATTGCGCACTCTCGATGAAAATGCCATGACCCGCGCAGGATGGGGCCTTCATTGGTTTGCTATTGGACATTAATTTGCCCTCTCACGTCTATTCTTCTGTTTTCTATTTAAACCCACTTCATAGTATGACTTTTTATTATTCAAAATCAGAACCCGGATTTTACTGCGTCGGCATACATGGCGATAACATCCCTAAAGATGCTGTCTCGATTACTCAAGAAGAGCACACCGCATTGCTCAATGCCCAATCCAAAGGTAAATGGATCCAGTCTGATGAGAACGGCTACCCAGTGGCGGTTGACCCGCCTCCACTTACCCCTGAGGAGTGGGCCGACATTAATTTACGCCGTCGACAAGCTCGGTTGAGTCAAGCGGCTTTAAAAGTCGCTCCTTTACAAGATGCCGTAGACCTCAACATCGCCACGGATGACGAAAAACAGCTTCTCAAAGAATGGAAACTTTATCGGGTCGCTCTCAACCGCATCGAGCAGCACTCTAGCCTTTCCGCCGAGATCGAATGGCCTAAACCGCCTGATGAGAAGTAAATTCAATCGATAGTGTGCAGACCGCCTTAGAGCGGTCTTTTTTTTCGTCTACACACTTATAAAAAATTCATGACCGACACCTTTGACAGGGCCGCACTCATTTCAGAGCTTAAACGCGATGAAGGCGAGCGCTTTAAACCCTACTTCGATACCGTAGGCAAAATCACCATCGGCGTGGGACGAAATCTCACCGATGGGGGCATCTCTCAGAGCGAATGCGAGATTCTTTTACACAACGATATTGAAAATACGCTCGCGTGGCTGGATAGAAATCTCCCATGGTGGCGCATTCTCGATACAGTGCGGCAACGCGTACTCATCAACATGGCCTTTAACCTCGGTGGCAAGCTTCTGACTTTTGGTAACACGCTCGTCGCTATCCAACACAACGATTACGCAGCCGCGGCTAACGGTATGCTCGCCTCTAAATGGGCTACTCAGGTCGGCCAACGAGCACTGCGCTTGGCTAATACGATGCGCACCGGAAAAATTTAACTCTCAATATTAAAAAATGAATCTTCACGAACATGATCGAACGCTGCTTGCCACATTGGCTGCGATGGGCGCAGCGATTGCGATTGGCAAATTGCTCACCGGTGGCGAGAAAATCACCGCTCGGCTGATTATCGGGCGCATGATTGTAGGGGCCGGCTTAAGCGTCGCCGCGAGCTCGATTCTCATGCTCTTGCCTGAACTCTCTCCGATCGCTGTTACAGGCCTCGGTGCAGCACTCGGCATTCTCGGCCAATCTTATTTGGAATGGGCTGTACAGCGCTGGTTAGGCAAACGCAACCATGCTGAATAATTGGATTGTTAGCTTATTACGGCCATTGTGCGTTGCAGCAACGGCCTTTTGCTTTGGCGTAGGGTGTGCAGGCTCTTTTTACTATGGCCCGCGTATTCAAAAAGAACGCTCGGCGTTGGTGGAATACAAGGCCCAACTCGCCATGGCCCATGCCCAATTGATTGAAACCCAAGCCAAAGTCGTCATACAAACTGAAATTCAATTCCGTGAACGCATCAAAATCGTTAAAGAAAAAGGCGACACCATTATCAAGGAAGTGCCTATCTATGTTACCCAAGCTGATACTGACCGTTTCGGCGTTAACGTTGGCTTCGTGCGCCACTACAATGCCGCCTTTGCCAACGAACCTGCCGGATCTCCCGCTGAGCCTGATCGAAAACCCACCGGAATTTCGCTTGCTGAGATTGCCGAGGTCAATGCCTATAACGCCAACATTTGCTGGCAGTGGCGCGAGCAAGCGCTTGGACTAAGAGCATTTTATCGACAGTTACAAAATGCTCAAACAGCATCCACACACATCCTGAGCCAATAA